AAAAGCTAGTTCGGTCTTGCCTAAATCTTTTTCTAATCTCCAAGCAAGCCACCACAAATCAGACTCCATTTGTAACTCACCTAATCTCTTACGCCACCCTGTCTTAAACTCAGCCTCAAAGGCTACTTTGACAGATGGCGTAAGATCATAAGTAATCTTTTTGCCGTCTTTCTTTGTTATTTCAATCTTGTGCATGTCCCACCTTTTCTACTTAGCTTGTAGCTTTTGTTAAAGCTGTTACTGGAAAAGTTACACTTGCCAAGGCTGCGCTGTCGGTTGATCCTGCAATGGGTGTCCATTGTGTGATCAAACATGACATGCTGTAGCTTGGATTTGTAGCCGTTACTGTGCCGGTTACTGGTATCAATTTGATTGCCAGTTTTGAACCAATTGCATCTTCAAAAAGACTGTTCACTGAGGCTGCCGCAAAATCATTGAAGATTTCCATACTGATTGATGATACTTCAATACCACCGATCATATTTTGTACAGTATCGTTCATGGCAGTGATAGTTACTGCCTCTACTTCGCGGTTAAGACTTACAGTGCTGACAAATGAAGATATGGTTGATGTACCCACAATCACAGCTACTTTATTACCCATAAATATGGCCATATTTTTCCTTTCGCTAACCTATCAATTCCACTGAATACTGATAACTTAGGTAATCAATACTAGCGGATGTTATTGTGCCTGGTGATGCAGACACAACTCTTAAAGTTTGCACTGCACCGCTTAGTGTTTTATCAGCCTCAATAGCGGCTTTGATTGAGGTTGAACCGGATGAGCTGAGTAGCCCATCCAATCTTGATTGCCCATCTTTTTCACTCATGCGCCCGACCATTACAATTATGTTGCAGGTTGCAGAGTCAAAGCCTCTGTTGAGTGTGTAATCATAATTCATAGACAATTGACCAATAACTGCAAAAGCATTATTGGTAGGCACATTTGTAGAGTCAGGAACATAATCCATAACACGCAAGCCTGTGATAGCTGTAAGAGCTGTTTTAAGATTTGTCCTTACTGTACTTGGCACCATTAGGCAATAGCAATCTTTTGATAAGCCCTAATCATTTGTGATACATCTCTGCCTACTGGGGACATGCGTATTACACCAAGGTCACCAAGACCTAAGACACCGCCCGGAGCATCTTTGCGCTTGTATAGATCAGCTGTAAGAATTAAACAAGCTACATTGACATCACTTGGTACAGATGGCCAGCCAAACTTAGCTGTAACTTGTACGCCGGGGCGTAAGCCGTTTTGTGTTAAGCCCGGAAATATAGGCCAAGTTTCAGTATTAGATACCATGGTCAATTGTGTAAAGGGTCTGCCAAGAGCTGAGGCTGTCAGCGGATCAAGAATAAAATCTGTGTTTAGTGTAACTGTTTTTGAGTAAGTACCATTGCCATCTTCATCTACTTTTACAACAAGACCGCTTGTACCACTAATGTCATCTGTATAAACAAAAATATCTGAGTACGCTCTGTACAGGCGTGTAGTAGCTGAGGTATCTGCATAAAATCTGCGATTAGCAATCTTATCAATTGAGCGTGATGATGACTCAACTAATTTTTCTAATAGGGTGTCATCTGTTGTATCTGAGATAGACAAGTAAGCCTTGATCTCATTAAGTGTTGCGTAGCCGTTTGTTATAGCCATGGCCAGTATCCAAAACCTGTATTGCTCTGGGACATTAAGCAAACTCCAATTCTTAAATACTGGCCATAGTTAGGATCTAAGCCCCTTGGAAGGGTAAGGGGCTTAGAAACTTATTGCTTAGAAGCTTGGTGCGGCTAAGCCAGTACCATTGATCTGAGCAATTGCGCCGGGATAACGCAGTGATGTGAAGGCTGACATACCAAACATAACAATGTTGATTGCAACCTTGCCATTTGGCTCTTCAAACTTAACATAAGTAGGTGAGCCAGCTTCTTCCCAAAGATGACACTCATTAAGATCAACCACAAAGATTGTATCTTGATTGGTGCTAGCACCAACATTTGTTGCAATGTTAGCATCTGTGATAATTGGCAATCCAAGGATTGAATAACCACTATTGCCGTATGGCGGTGTTCCATTGCCTGTTCCAATTGCATTAACTGGATTGTAAGCGTTTGGTACTACAAGTGGGCGATTTGAACCATCTACTCCAGCCAATAGGAAACCTAAGCGGCGTGGGTGCATGATGATTGCATTTGGATTAGCATAGATTGTAGATTGAATCTGTTGGATTGAATCTGCAATTTTTGGATACAAGCCGGCAACTGTTCCTGTGGTAGCTGTGTAAGTTACCAAAATACCTGTTGTCATACCTTTTAGACCTAATGGCTGTCCATTTGATCCTGATCCATTTAGAAGCGCATCATCAAGTTTTGTGTGATAAGCGCGTAACAAATCTGCTAATACAATGTTTTCAATATTGTATCCGCGTAGTAATGCTTGTTTTGAGATGCTGTTTTGTCCAGCGATTGTGTTCACATTTACTGTGAGTGTTGTATCGTCTGGATCTGTGCTAACTGCGGCTGTGTTTTCAGATGTTTGATAAGCAACAGCTGTACCGGTTGTGATACGGCTGATAACCACTGACATACCCTGTGCAGGTAGTGGATGCTTGCGTGCGGCATCTGCAAACGGCCTACCGGCGCGTGCTAATGGTGCATACAAATCAACTAGATATTGTGGTACTACAAGACCTGCAAAATTACCTGAATCAGATGCACGCTTTTCAACAGCCATTTCTTTTTGATGGCGTTGAATACGCTCTGCCGCATCATAGTCATTTGTGAATTGAGCTTTTAGTGCATCACCTAAGAATTTATCTGCGGTGCGCTCTGAGTAAGTTAATTCTTCGCGTGTGACAGTAAAACCGCCGGCGCGTGTTTCTTTGTTTGTATCAACATTGGCATCAACTTTGGCAGCTAAATCAGCAGCCTTTTGATTGCGCAATTCAATATCTGACATCTGCTCAATTCTTTCATCTAACTTTTTTACTTCAAGGTTTAGTGCCTCTACATTGGCAAGTTCAACCTCTGATAGATCGCGTAGCTCTTCGGCTGCACGCTCTACTGTTGATGAAATAAGAGCAGTCTTTGTTTCACGCTTCTCACGCAGAGAGGCTAGAAATGTATTTGACATTTTTCTCCTATAAATTAGTTTGGTTTGTGAGAAGGTGTGACTCGCTGCAATACAGGGTCAGGTGTTCTACTCTTTATATTATATCTGTTTTTTTAAGTTTTGTAATATTTGTACAGCTGTGTTGTATCTAGGCTTTTTATTTTTGTCTTTATCATAATCTCTATCTTGGTTTGCTATGTTTTCTGCCCAAGACTTACCGGCATCACCGCCCCATAATGCCCACGCAATTCTGCCGTTTGATGGATAGCCATCTTCTCCGGGACTAAAGCCCTCAGCTTGTTTATCTACCTCATGTCTTGCAAAAAAAGACACCATGCGATTAACTGTGTCTAAAGGTAAGTCTTTGCCACCTGCAATATCTCTACCTCTAGCAATACCTATCTCAGTACCACCTCTGCCAAACTCTCTACGCCAATCAAGTCCTCTTTGTGCCTCTGTCCTCATGGCAGCTGTAGGTGTAAAACTCTCAGCTCTAGCTTCATTTTGAGCCGCCCATCTGTTGCAATAATAATCTGCCTGTACATTGGCTTCCCACAAACTGCAATAACCTGCCTGATAAAAATAACAGTTTGCGCAATTGCGACCCTCTGGCACATCTTCACTAGATGCCGGTCTATAGTTTTCAGGTAACTCTCTTTTGCCAAACTCTGCAATGTTTACAGCTGTCAATTGATCCTCAGCTTGAGCTTGAGTTTTGTGACAGCCTATTAGCTCATTGTTTTCATCTTTGATTACTGCAAAACCTTCACAGTCTGGATGATTACTTACTACGCTGTATGGCATCTAATATCTTCCTAGCTTCATCTAGTCTAGGTGTTATTTGAGGTGCACCTTGTCGCACTCCGGCAACTGCGGCCATATCGCCATAAGCTCCAAAGGTTACAAGTGATACCTCTGCTAAATGAGCCTTTATACGCTCCATGACACCATCTGGTCTTTTGCGGTTTTTAATTGGCATAAAGCCAATAGACAATTGATCTAGTGCGCCATCTCTTACTAGCTCTAAAGCTTCATCACCTTCTCTTGTTTTGGAAATTCTAAACTCTGCATATAAACCTTCATCTGTTTCTTTTAAGAGTGTGGCTCTACCTAGCACATTATTTTCTCCATGGCCGCGCAAAAGTTTTACTCTGTGAGGGGCGCGGATTACATCTGCAAAAACACCTTTTCTGAATATCTCAGTGATGGTGTTATTTATACGCTGCTCTTTGTTATATGGGACTGCCATGCCATAGATAGTGCGCCCATCACCATCTGCAAGGCGTAATTCAAACTCAACATTGTAACGCCTATTTTCTATGTCATTGCTCATTGTCAGTTACCTCTTGTATCTGTGCGGTTGCATCTGTTTCAACATCATTTTCGCCTACCTCATAATCCATTGATTCAAGATTTTCTCTCTCTCTGACTTCATCCACAGTTAAAAATCCGCTTGATAATGCTGTTGCGTAAGCCGCATATCTACTAGCTGTATCTGTCTTTAACATAGAATCATACTTAAATTTAGCAGTCTGTCCACGCACTAATAAATCTGAAAAAGCAGCCTCTATTCTTTCGGCTATGGGTTGAATTGAAAACTTGATCAGCTGTAAGTTTTCTTCTTCAACATTGCTATAGGTGCGGCTACTGTTTGGTGCGCCTAGATAGTAGGCCGGTATTCCAAGGATGTTTGCGGCCTCTGTAAGTCCGGCTGTTTGTGCCTCTACTAATTGGCTTTCAGCTGCGTTACTACTTAACACCTCAAAGTCTGTGGATGCGTTCATAACTACAGGTGATCTATTGCGTGATGAGTACATTGACATCCATGCAGAC